CGCGGAGTTGATTACTGAAGGTAATCATTATCGAATAGGTAGTTCCAATAAATTGTGTGTGCTGTGGGTCCACCGGATATAGAGCAGGATGCGGTAACGCCAGTGCTACCACTGGCAGTTAAAACCCATGAATAGGCCCCATACCCTGCAAAGGGAACTGGCCACACATACAATGAGTTTCCCTTGCAATAGGAGACAAGGAAAACAACCTCAACATCAGGGTGACCAAAAAATGGATAGCCCGCAGATGGAGCTAAACGGCATATCAGGGTCGCATTTGCATTGGTTTGGTTTGGAACACCAAAGGTATGGGCAGCACCACCAGCCAACAAATTGATGTTGATGTTAGAATCCCCGGAATAACCTGTCTTTGTTCCACGCACCAAACCATACAATGGCTGTGTTGAGGAGCCAGCAAAAACATTCTGAAATGATGAGAATGTTGTGTTGCCGGTGAAAATTGCATTGTTGATGACCTGGTAGGTGGCTACAGCCATCGCAGTTGTCAAATAACTTGACATACCCGCTATGGTTTGGTAGGAAGATGAAACCGATGAAAGGACAGCGTTAAACAAATCTACACCGGCAAAATCCACCAACCCTGACAAACCTCCAAATGTTCTTGGCAACCGTAAGAAAACTACCTGACTCGCATTGCCAAACTGGACTTCAGTGACAGAAGTACCAGCAAGCAGTAATGTACCGGTGATGGTAACCGCACCGGTTCTTGGGACCCAGTCACTCGAAATATCGGGTCCATCCGCAAATTTTATACCCGTCAGATGCCCCGTCGAGGTATTACCAAGAGCAATTGCAGGTACTCCTGAGGTTGTGATAACAACCGCAGGCGAAACGGTGGATGTTATTGTACCAGACATAACACCACCAGAAAGAGGCAAGTACGACGAAGAACTGAAAGTGGAGGTACTTGTTGTGGAACCAAAACCACCACCACCCATCGCCGCGTACATTGCCTTCTTTGTTGGCATCTATTAGTGCAGGAGGGCCCGAACGCTCGCAGCGTTGGGCGCTCCCATACTCCCACGTAATGCTCCGTAGGCCGCATAGCCGGCGAATTGGCCGACACTCTCGGGTGTGATACCCATAGCCCCAAGGCTACGCCCGAGGCCCCGAACGGCTCCCCCGAGGAATGAGTTGCTACCAATCGCATCTCTAAGAGCAATGGCATGCAAAGCATCAATGCTAGAGTTAGGGAAGGCGGTCTGCAACTGTGGGACTCTCGCATTCGCTGCAATAACACTCTGCATGCCGACAATGTCGGCGTGAGATGGTGAGTGAAGTGCCGCTGTCAAAGTGCCAACAAACTCAGCATGTGCAATAACCTCACACTCTAAGTTGGCACTAGTGCCAGATGGTACATAACGCATCATTGTGACTGGATTCCCAACTGGTATGGTATACTTCTGGTTGGTTGACCAGGTGGCGACAGCGGCGGCTGCTGTTATAGCGACACCGGCAGGGACATAAACCAAATAGGCGGTAGTGCTAACAGCAATGGTTGTACCAAGAGTATTAGCGGCCATTGAGTTGGTGGCATCGCCAATTATATAAACTGCTGTCCCACCGACTGTGCCTGATATACCAAGAGGGGGCCTTGCGTTAAACGTGCCAGCTGTACCAACTTGCATCCATCCGATGGAATTTGCGGCTATAGCAGCGGCAAAGCCGAAAGTGGCAGTTGAAGCTGTGAATGCTGTCGCACCGACATTGCCCAACGGCTGGTTGGCAGGCCCGGCATAATTGTTGCTAAATGGATAGGCATCAACATATGATGCATTGAACAAACCAGGCTCAGCAATTGGTGCTCCAACATAACCAGTCTCGCTATCATCAACGGCTGCTATGACAGTCCACTGTTTCTTATTAGTCAGCCGTCGCTTAACACACTCATCTAATTGCCCAAGGACTGACAAAGGAAATTGCGCTACGTCGTCATGGGCAGGGGATGGCATCATATACGTGACCCCACCAAGGTTATTCACATTTGTGGATGCCTCATATGAGAGTCCAACTGAGACTAGGCGACCACTAACCTGCATCGTTTGTCCAGGGCCATAATAAAATGAGGCTCCGGAGTATGGGGAGTTAACGGTTATAGGTGTCCATATTCCAGCGGCAATAGCACCATCTGTCATGAGACTACCAGGAGTTGACGTTGAGTTAAAATAGGTGGCATTTGACAAATCGATTTTGTTGCTCGAGGAATAACCAACCATGTTAGAATACATGGCGAATGGCAGATCCTTGGCTAATGTGGGCATGACATACAAAAGTATGTCACCCCCAGATGTGGCTATAGAAAACCGATTGTACACTTTAACCTTTTGTGAGGGACGTGCTGGGAACTTTGGAACGCATGCCCCGGATGCTCCTGGGTGCCAGGGATTGCTACAAGCTAATGAGTATTTCTGGGCACACTCTGACAACATCATGGTTGGGTTTGTAACTCTAGGTCTTGGGTTCTTCTTTTGTGCTTTGGGTTTTGACTTCTTCTCCCTAATAACTGTGACCACTTTGACCTTCTTAGGAACTGTTTTTCTACTTTTCTTAATTTTTGGCATGATGAAATTTTGGTAGACTCTGAATGAATCTTTGTTTACCACTATACTACACGTGGGTCGTGACTACGCCACGTGTGAAGTTACCATGAAGGTAACTCAAACTCACTATCTTTCATGCCATAATCCTTCACGTAGAATTTCCCAAACAAAGGGTGGAGCAACCGTGTGCCGAACGGGACCCGCTGTATCAACGTCGACAACTCTTGTATCTCGGGGACACTGGTTGAGTAACGATCAGCGATACACGATGGGTCGATGCGCATATATGAGCGATCAATACTAGCATAGGGCCGTTCATATGGGTGCTCCACCGGTGGCTGTGGTTTATCCTTTGGGAACCTTTGCCGGAGTGCATCCATAAGGTCACTAGATGGTTCGTTGCAGTAACCTGCAATAACAGACCTCATATATTTCTCCCATCTCTCCTCATGGCTCATCTCTTTGAATTCTGCGGGTCGCACACCCAGCATCTTCGCATCCAGATCACCAATGATCGAGCCGAGATTGCGGAATATTGCACCGTAGTTGAGGGCCCAAACACGCTTGCCATTGGTGGTGCCGAGTAGGGAACACTTCAGAAACTGCCCATGCGCCAACGATGGGCACAGATCAGCTTCCCAGACATGCCCAATTAAGTGCATACCTTGGTCGCAACATTGTAAGAGGTCTAGTACAGACCCAGGAGAATCAGCAAACAAGTGACAGGCCACCATAGCGCCACACTCAGAGACTAGAGAGTCCGTTACCGTTGTGAAAGTGCTACCAGACGGCAGGCTGACAGTCTGGGGATACGCTTTAATATACTCCAATGGGTTGTCGGGGTTCACAAGCGTCAATGGCAACGCCATATGCGCAATAACATTACTTATCTGCTCATCGGCTTCAGGGGCGCAATTCATATAGCCAGCTAGTAAATAGGCAAATATCCCGGGTCCACACGAGGCATCGCACCCACTAATATCCAAATTGATGTAAGTGACACACCCATCTATATTGGCTATCAAAAAAGTGTCATCTGAGAATATGATGAAACCAACGGTCCTGGGTGCAGTCTCGACCATAAGGATAAGCTCATCCATCTCAGTCCACGTATGCTCGTCGGGTTTCGTACAATTGTACATAACCCCGACGGCAAGGGCCGACAGTCGATCACTGGTCTTATATATCACCCGTGTCCTGCTCTGAGTCATTTTGATCATTGGGGCAAGGTTGTTGGCATACATCGCACTTATTCCAAGGGACACATAGAGGCGTGCTGTCTTGCCTGGTTTTGCGGATTCGATCTTTATGCCAGCTTGATTGGACTTCCCTTTAGCGTTGTTGTTAGTTAACACGCGCTCAGTGACCTCAAAAGCTTGTTGCAACCTCAGGCGATACTTAGGGTGCCTCATCAATGACATTGACCCTATATCAACCACATCATCTACAAAACTCAGTTGTTCAAGGACGATCTCAGAGAGGCTATCTTTAGCCTCCCGTATAGCCCTGCTCAGAAACAGATGTACGTTCTCAAGAATAGAAAGTGATCTCAGGGTTGCGAGGTGGTCGAATAAGGGGGAGCTCGAGGCGTTTGGTCTGACGACATGTAATGTTGTGTAGTCGCCCTCACCAACACTATACATCGCTTCACCCCTGGGGTTCGGGTTAAACTCAGTAAGGTCGGCACCTTCCTCTAGCCAGCTGCTGCTCCATCTACTAACCCTCATGATCTTCATAAGGTTCTCGATCTTCTCCTGATAACCACACTTCTTCGAGTGCCAATACACCACCTCCAAAAGACCAAACTGGATACTACGCTGTGCACCGGCCCGTGAATCTTTCTTCAAGAAACCAAGAGGTCGAAGCATGGAATAATTCAAGTTCTCAGCTGACCGGCCATATACAACTGGATTGTGGCCTGGATCAAATGACTCAAATCGAAAAGCAAACGATTCATAAAGTTTCTCATACTGAAGAGCAGAGAGGTCAGTGTTGAACTGAGGAATGAGCACCATTGAATTGGAACGGATCAAATTAATGCCATTCACATGTTTATAATCAAAAGGTTGCCACTTCTGTTCCGGATGGGGCCCAGCCACACTTTTTCTTCTAATGACAGTACCACTAACCACATAATGTCCACCAATCACTTGCTGATCAGTAATAGCGTCATGGTACCAAGTGTATGCCAAACTGGCAGGAGATCCAGTGAGGAGTTGTAATGCAGGTTTACTGGAACTAACTGACCCAGCCACTGCGACTTTGGCACGATTCATGGCATACTCCACAAAGTCTGAGATAACTGTGCTGGGTATCGGCAAACATGTGCCGACAACAGAACGTAGAAACCCAGCACTGACTGTTAGTAGATTGCGGTGGTCATAACTCGCGCCTGTGTTGCTCTCATAGGCTTTATATGCGGCACAGCGTGTGATCATGGGTTGATTGACCCACAACATCGCCGGTTGCTTCACATTGACGCCGTCCGGTTGAGTCCAGCAAATAAACCACTCAGATGTTATGAAAATCTCAGATGTATCATCACTCTGGTATACCCCAGGCACCAACTCACGCGCAAAATGAGACCCACTTGTCCTAACTGGCAACCGTCTACCCTCAAAGAGCACATACCGGTTTCCACCTGCATCACGGAAGATATGATCCCAGACACCAGTCGTCTTGTCACACTTGTCCCATGGGGGATGGGACCAGATGTTTGGATGATCACTAACGACAAACCGTTGTTCTCTTGGTAACGCAACAATGCTGAGTGTAGATACACTAGGGGCAGGCTCGTATGCCTCTGATTGATCAAAAATGGAACCTGGATACACGCTAGACACAGGTGTGCTAGCTTCAGATTGATCGAATATAGACCCTGGATACACGCTGGACATCAGCGTGTGAGTGTCAGATTGATCAAATATTGAACCAGGGTACACACTAGATTCCAAGTCTCCATTCTCACTATCATCATCGGACACATCTGACTGTTCCAAGTCGGGTATGTCTTCTGGCTCGCTGGGGGGGCTCTCCGGTAGTCTAGGTCCAACACCCTCATTCTCATCACAGACAGGTGCTAATACACTATCTGGTTCTTGTGTCGTTTGTGTTGTATTCATAGGATCTACACAGAGCTTCATGGCCCTATACCGATACCTAGCCTTCCGGGTATGAAAGTGGAACCAAGAGGCGCCTCTGATAAAAGCGTGAAAGGTGCGTGGCAGATCACAGTCATCTTTCCACATATCGAGATTGCAAGATGTCGGAAATAGATTGATGGGCTCATCCTTGATACCAGGTATGCAACCCTCACTTGCTATATTCCACACCTGCTGCAAACGCGCTGGTGCAACGTGGAATAACAAAGACAACAATTTCACAAGGGTTGACTTAACATCATTAAACACCATCATCTCGATTCTAAGGTCAAAGGCATGTGATAACACAAACGGTAGTGGCAAGTCAAATCCTTGGGCAACTTTCCTGCCCAATGAAGTGAGCGATGCTTCCCTGCAAGCCGCTGCAAGCGCCTTGCTAACTATCCGGTCTTTTGGTGTAAAAGGAGACAACCTGTTGAGTGAGCCTAGGAAAAGCTCCATTGACACGTAATCTAACACCTGATCCGGAAATACAACGAGCATCTCCTCACGATCATCCACGTCCTCCTTGGCACCTCCACAATTGTGGGTAAATAAGGCCAACTTTGGTTGTGGTTTCTCGATCTCTCTTTTGACTCCCTCCTCTTGTTTTGGGATTCTATCTTCTAAGGGAACTACTCCTATCAGAGTAGCTGCCCGCGCTTTCCTCAATTTCTTGGCAGCGCGCTTTTTCGCACTTTTAGTTGGCCCGACCTTAGTGCAAGCTTCAACAAAGTGCGCGCCATCATAGGGCTCCTCATCGTCGAGCACAAACTCATCTTCTGAGGGATCCCAATCACCATCCACTGTGAATTGGCTAGTCTGAGTTGTTGCCTCACCACCTAAGGGCATTATCTCAGTACTAACTTTGGTCAGTCTGGTATACTCATCGTCAAAGACTGGGTCGGGTATGTCCTCATCCTCACGTCTATAAACTTTGAGTCCTTCAACTTTGGCACTCATGTCAGCCAAACTTGCTCCCGGAAGACAAATTAACAACTCCAGGTAAGCTTTCTCGACTGATGCAACGGTGCCGTAAGCATCTCTACAATAGAGCATGTTTCCAAGCACACTCTCAAACTGATCAGCGTGGTCATGCTCCTTTATTTCGCAATTTATGCCTTTTCCGCATCTTGCAACGAGCTCGCCACGCTTCCTTACTTCCTCCTTCTTTTTCTCAGCTATTCTCTCCTCGGCTCCTCTCTTTTTTCTGTGTGTGTGGAGAGCACAGCGCCTTGGGCAAGGCCCATCCCCGGAGTTATCCGAGGAGTAACCTGGTCCAAAAGCATTGTTC